CCAACGAAATTGTTACTTTTGGACCTAGAATGGCTCATGATGACACTATAGAGGCTCTTTTTTATGCAAACTTGCACTCATTTCCGCCAAATATGAAGAAAAATAAAGAAAATAGTACATGGTTTAAGCCAAAACGTAAAGCAAAGAGCTGGATTGTAGCATAATGCCTAAAGGAAAAGGTACATACGGCACAAAAAGAGGTAGACCTCCTAAACCTAAAAGGAAAAAGAATGCCAAGATTCGGAAGAAGAAGTAAAGAACGTCTTAAAGGTGTTAATGTTAAACTCGTTAATGTCTTAAATGAATTGATTAAAATCATGGATGTTACTATCATAGAAGGAGTGAGGTCTAAAGAAAGACAAGCAGAACTCCTTGAAAAAGGAGCAACGAAGGTTAAATATTCAAGGCATATGGAAGGTAAAGCTGTAGACTTAGCTCCTTATCCTATAGATTGGAATGACAGAGAAAGATTCCATTACATGGGTGGTATGATTCGTGGTATAGGAAAACAAATGAATGTTAATATACGATGGGGTGGCGACTGGGACTCTGATGGAGAGATAGCAGACAATAAATTCGATGACTTAGTTCATGTGGAGATAAGAGATTAATGCCTAATAAAACAGCATATGATTTATACTCTTCCGGTGAGTTATTATCAATGGTACAAGATTTAAAACCTGAAGTCATAAAATCAATTAGAAGTGTTTCTCCTTATTTAAGAGGATATAGAATACCTTTTTTTGGTAAAAAGAAAGCTAAGAAAGATTATAAGAAATTAGTTCAAGCATTGAAAGAGAATAGAATAGAAGTGACAGAAGATTTTAATGAAGCTTTTGAAAAGATGGATGGATTACCACTAGGTGGAAAACTACATGGAGCTTATCATGGTGGATATAAATATAATCCTTTTATAATTGATAAAGGAAGGTCATGGGGAGGTCAAAATTTAATTTATATTAATAAAGATTTATCAAAAGAAGAAAAAATGTCTACTTTGCTACATGAATTATTACATGGTCATACATCTCATGGAATAAGTAGAAATATAAAACAAGATATAATTTCCAGAACTTTATTTCCTTCAAGTACAGGAAGTTTTAATTATCAATCAAAAAAATTATTAGAAAAGAGTAATCAGTAATGGCAAGAAAAACACAAAAGACAAAAGCTGGAAAGAATAAACAACTGTGGGATAGAGCGAATACATCATATCGTTCTAAATGGCAGTCAATATCTCAGAAAGGTTATGATTTCTATCTTGATGAGCAATTAACTAAAGAAGAAAAGGAAGTATTACAAGAATCTGGGATGCCTACATTCACAATTAATAGGGTAACTCCTATTGTTGAGATAATGAAATACTTCGTTACAGCTAATAATCCAAGATGGAAAGCAGTAGGAGTAACAGGAGATGATACTGATATTGCACAAGTTCATTCAGATATAGCAGACTATTGCTGGCATCTGTCTAATGGTAAATCTATATATAGTCAGGTAGTTCTTGATAGTCTTACTAAAGGTATTGGATACTTTATGGTAGATATTGATGCTGACCAAGATAGAGGAATGGGTGAAGTTATATTCAGTAGAGTTGACCCTTATGATGTTTATGTAGACCCTTCTAGTAGGGATTTCTTATTTAGAGATGCTTCTTTTATTACAGTTAGGAAGAATCTTACAAGAACTCAGTTAATAAATATGTTTCCTGAGTTTAAGACAAAGATTAAAAAAGCAGCTGCTGCTTCTGAGGTAGTTTCATATTCACAAAGAGATATTGATTTATCAGCTAATATACAAAGTGAAGATATTACAATGGGGATTAAACCTGATGGAGAAGATGATGATATAATCCCATACTATGAAACATATACTAAAGTAAAGCATGCATATCGAAATGTTTTTATAAGAGTAAAGCCTTCTGAAGAACAGATGGAAACTATAAGAATGGAAGTTGAAGAGAAACTAACTGATTTCCAAAAAGAGATAGAAGTTGGTCTTATAGAAAAGCAAATGCAAATTGAACAAGCTGTACAAGCTGGTGAGATTATACCTGAAAGAGGCAAATTAGAATTAGAAAGAGCTCAAAAGATGGCTGCTCAAGCTCTAGAAGAACAGAGGATGCAGTTGATGTCAGAGGCTCAAGATAAAGCAACTATCATTGACCAACAAATAATGACAGAAGCTAATTATAAGATTTTACAAGAAAGTGAAGGTATTGTAGATGCAATTCCATTTTATGAGAACAGAGTGCATCTTACTTGTACAGTAGGTGACGATGTTTTCTTATATGAGAGAATATTAGAGATTATGGAGTATCCTATTATTCCTATTCCTTATATGTATACAGGAACTCCGTATCCTATGAGTGCTGTAACTCCTATGATTGGTAAGCAACAAGAAATCAATAAAGCTCATCAAATCATGTTACATAATGCTAACTTAGCTTCTAACTTGAGATGGATGTATGAAGAAGGTTCTGTCCCTGAAGAAGAATGGGAAAGATATTCATCAGCACCCGGTGCATTATTAAAGTATAGACAAGGGTTCGCAGCACCAACTCCTATATTACCAGCTCCTATTAACAATGCTTTCTTTACTGTAGTACAACAAGGTAAATCTGATGCTGAATATATAGCAGGTGTTCCTTCAGCAATGATGGGTTTTACTCAAGAACAACCTGAGACATATAGAGGATTACTTGCTAACGATGAATTTGGTACTCGTAGATTAAAAGCATGGATGGGTTCTATAGTAGAACCTGCTCTTGAACATCTTGGTAAATGTTTCCAGATGATGGCTCAAAATCATTATTCTGTAGAAAAGGTATTTAGAATTGTACAACCTGAAGCTGGTCAAACACCAGACCAAGAAAAAGAAGCAAGAATTAATATTCCTATTTATAATGATTATGGTAAAGTAATCAGTATGTATAAAGATTACGCTAATGCAAGGTTTGATGTGAGACTTGTAGCTGGAGCAACAATGCCTGTTAATAGATGGGCCCTTCTTGAAGAATACTTCAGATGGTTCCAAGCAGGATTAATAGATGATATTGCGATGATAGGTGAAACAGACATTAGAAATAAGAAAAGTATTGTTGAAAGAAAATCAATGTATTCACAGATGCAACAACAAATGTCATCTATGGAAGAAGCATTAAAAGACAAAGAAGGAACTATTGAAACATTAGAGCGTCAGTTAGTACAAGCTGGTATTAAGATGAAGATTGGAGATGCTGGTAATGAAATTCGTAAAGATGTATTAGATACAGAAGCTCAGCAAAAATTACTCAGAGGTATGATGAAAACAGAATTTGATAAAGCAAAAGCTGAGTTGCAAATGGCTAAAAAATTAGGAAATGAAGAAAGTAAAGAGTAGTTGTATTATACTATTTACCATTATTATATTTTGAACAATAAAAAGGATAGCAAATGGAACAAGAACAAGTAAGCAACGCCAATACGGCCCCTGAAAGTAATGTCCAAGAGACCGCATTTGATATTGATGCCTCTGATGACTTTTTTAGCGCATTAGACACATCCGTTAATGGTGGTATTCAAGACGACCCCGAACTTATACAGACAACCTCAGTACAAGGTGATAATACACCACAGAGCCCTAGTGAAGTTCAGCAGCAAGGCGAAGACGCTTTGCAAAAGAGGTATAGTGATTCAAGTAGAGAAGCTAAAAGATTAAACGGACAGCTTAAAGAAATTGAACCATATATGCCTATACTCGATGCAATGAGAGAAGACCCTAATTTAATTCAGCATGTGCGGAATTACTTTGAGGGTGGTGGTCAAGCTCCTCAGACAATGACAGAAAAACTGGCGTTACCTGAAGATTTTGTATTCGATGCTGATGATGCTTTCAGCACTCCTGACTCCGATTCAGCGAAAGTGCTAGGTGCAACGGTAGACGGTATTGTGCAGCGAAGACTAAATAGTACTTTGCAAACACAGAAGACTGAAAACCAGAGGTTAGCTAAAGAGACAGCTTTTCGTCAAAAACATGAAATGACAGACGATGAGTGGACAACATTTGTTGACTTTGCTAAAACCAAATCACTTGAACTAGAAGATATTTATTATCTAAAGAATCGACAGAA